CTGAGGATATATCCACAGCAGAGCTTTTTTGATCCAGCCAGAGTGTTTGTTCACTCTCTCTGCTTGAGCAACCCATGCAGGCTCAGTGTTTCTCACAACCCTTATTGTAATGCCATTCAAACTTCTGATCATGTCCAATTCATTCCGGAACCTGGCATCTGTGATAGCCACACTCTTGAGATCGCTGATGTTCACCAGGTCTTTTTTTGTAGCACTGATCCAGAATGTATCCAGCAAATTGCCTCTCACTACCTCTGTGCCAAACTCTTGCATCATGTTTCTGGGAGTGATGTTCCTGCTGAACTGTGTGCTCCAGTAAGGATCAGGCAGTTCTCTCCATTGTCTGCTTTCTGGAGAGATACCTTCCATCATATAGGGTTGCCAACCAAACATGGCACACAGAGCATTTTTGAGACTTTTGGCAAAGCTGGTGCTGGCAAATCCATATTTCTTTTTGAGGATCTCACCAATTGTGTCTTTGCCACTGCCCTTGAATCCCGCAATGGCTATGATATGTCTTTTGCTCATGACACAGTCTAGCTGGCACATGAGCAAAATGTAAACAAATTTTTGGGAAAACTCAGCCCAGGATCACAAAGCTGTTGGGTGTGCCGTTGTCCACATACTGCAACAGTTCTGTTTCCAACTTTTCTATTTCAGCTAATGCTTCAGATTTTAATTCGGGGCCTTTCATGGTGGTGCCACCTTGCGGTCCAATTATTTGTCCAAATTTACTGTAGCTTTCTCCCAGAATCTGCTTGCACACAGCCAGGGTGTAGCTGCGGATCCAGGGTTTGGCAAAAGGATCTTCCAGGATCATGTCGTCGGGTTTCACCTTGGTGACCCACACCAACACTGTTTCTTCACCCAGGATCATTCTCATGATGGTGAGTTTTTTGCTCACCACGTTCCAGTTGTAGTTGATGTCTCTACCAAACATACGACCAGCTTGTTCCTGATATTGGTAGAACAGTTCAAAGGTCAAGAGTCCGGCTGTGTAACCACCACCAGCACCAGCTTGCAGTAGATACAAGTTGGTGTAGGCTAGGCTGAAGGGGTCAATGTATGTGCCACCAGTTGTGCCACCCAAGCCTCTGCGGAAAATCTGACGTACATCTACGATCTCCTGAGGCAGATAGTATTCAGTTTGATTGGGCATCAGTTGTAAGAAAGCGTAGGCTTCTTCCACTGCATTTGAGCTGCGTTGACGATAACGTTCCAATGAAATTTTCACAGCCAGGTCAAAATCACCTGGTTCCAATTCCACATCAATCATTGAATTGCCCAAAAGACGGCCAACATCGTTTATGATTTCTTGTTTGGGAGTTAATATTCCGCTCATGTTCATACCTGGATAGTTTCCAGGTATTTACACGTTGACCAGGTCCTCAAAACTACCACCAGAGAGTTTGTAGCCTCCTTGTGAATTTTTTATGAAGGTATAGTCATAGGCCAGTGCATCTGTGTTCACGATATTGCCATCATTGCCATCAGGTGTCAGACCCAGGTTGATGCGACATTGACGCCGGCCCTGCCGGGCGCGACCGCCCAGCCATCCGCCATCAGCGCCAGGGCCGCAGCTCGGTGAGGTTGCGGTTGAGCGGTACGTCGTCAAAGCGCGGCCAGGGCTTGGCATGCACCACGGGATCAAGCTCGATCCCGTGGTGCTGCCCGTCGATCCATCGATCGACGATGACCTGCCCATCCTGCTTGCTGATGAGGAAGGTGTAGCCAGCGATGGCGATGCTGGCGTTCTCGCCCTCGGGAACCCTGATCTCGATCACTTGTTCATCTCCGCGAAGAGGATCTCGTTGAGCTTGGTCTCGGCCACGCTGTGGGCCTCGTTGATGGCGAACCAGACCTCGTCGCCATCGTCGGGCTTGGCCTCGGTGGTCTCCATGAGGTACAGGGCCTCACCGAGTTGGTCCACCAGCTTCAGCAGCAGCGCCTTGCGATCCATTTGCTTCTCCGTGCTTGCAGGGGCAACATAGCATGCCGCCCCTGCCCTGTCAACACCGGATCAGCAGCGGAACTCCCGCAACAGCAGGTTCATCCTCCGCTCCTCGTCCAAGGCGACCTTTTGGGCCTCCTCGAGGGCACGCTGCTTGCGCAGCCGCTCGTTCCATTCGGCGAAGTCCATCACATTGGTCTCCATATTGTTTTCCGTGTCTTCCATGCCTGTCTCCTTTCCTTACCAGCTGGAGTGGTAGTAGAAGTCCCAGCCCTCTAGATTCTCGTCCTCGAGGAGCCGCGTCAGCTCCTTGCTTGCAGGGCCATTATAGCATGGATGCGAACAGCGTCAACCGAAGATCACACCACGAAGCCCGACGCGTCCTTGCGTGCCCGCCCCTTGGTCTTGAGGCCCACGATGTGGTTGGGCGGATCCAGGAAGCGCAGGTCGTCCTCGTCTCCGGAGATGACCGGAAGGCCCATGTAGGTCTCCGGGAGTTCTCGAAAGACTACCGCCACGTTCATTCCGGCAGCGATGGCCTTAGCCACGTCCTTGTCATTGTTCTCGCTCCGGCTGAACGTGAGGTGGTAGTTCTTGTATTGGCCTACCTTGCGGTTATGGAGCTTCGAATAGTCGTAGAACTGGACGTCGGGGAAGAGCTGAAACACATTCTTGCCTCCGATGCGAACCCGCTCCCATGGCACATCGCTCGTTCCGTTGAGGCGGAAGCAGGGGATGGCATCGTTCCGTTCCGCCCGGCGGATGCTGGCCTTGATGTCCCAGACCAGCTGGTCCATGAAGCCCTCGCGGTCCTCGAGGTACAGCCGCGTCTTGCGCAGCCGGCCCGCCTGCACCCTGTGCATCATGCCGCGGCCGGCGGTGTTCAGGCATGCGGCGGTGCAGCCCGGCGAGCGCTTGGGGCACACCTCGGTGCCCGAGCTGTCAGCCGGGGAGAGGTGCAGCACGAAGCTCATGTAGCCCCGTCCGTTACCCTTGAGGAGCTTCGTATTGTTGGTGGTGAGGAGTGTCATGTATCAACCTCTTAGATGCTGGCCGCTTGTGTGGTCTGAGTCGTCATGGCGGCCCTCTTTACGGTAATCGAGTTGTTTGAGGCGGAGAGCACTTGAGAGAGATTCCAGATTTTGAGCTTGTGTTGTACGGAGTGTGCAGGGAGTGGTGAAGGCTTACGCCTCCACATTGCCCCAGAATGCCTTCACCACGCTCTTGCCCCGCTGCGAGGTGAGCCCCAGCTCACGCACCACGATCTCCACCATGCCCAGCTCGTCCGTGCTGTTCTTGTTCACACGGATCAGGTCACGCACCTGGCTGGCCACGCTGGGCACACCAGCATCGCGCTTGGGCTTGATGGTGACAGTCTTGGTGGCCTTGCCCTTGGCGGGCTTGGTGTTCTTGGCAACCTTGGTGGCCTTCACAGTCTTGCCCTTGACAGGCTTGGCAACCTTGGGGGCCTTCACAGGCTTGTCAGCCTTGACAGCAGGCACAGCCTTGGCAGTCTTCTTGGCCTTGTCAGCCTTGACCACACCACCCACAGCCTTGAGGATCGCTTGCAGAGGCTTGACCCAGGTCTTGATCACCTTGTCTTCCTGCGCCTCTTCCACGCTCTGCGTGTAGTGGTCCACCAGCTTGCGGCGGATGTTGGCCTTGAGGCCGCCATGCGCTTCCAGGATCTTCATGGCTTCGTCATGCACATCCTTGAGCGCCAGCTTGCCGTTGCACACCAGGGCACGCAGGTTGTCCAGGCGGCTGTAGCAGCTCTTGTAGGCCTCCATGTTGCGGCTGTTGGCAGTTTCGGGCAGATCTTCAAAGCCCTCAGCAACCGGAGCATCCACAACCTTGTTGCGAGCTTCCTGCAGGGTGTTGGTGATGCGCAGCAGGCTCTTGGGCGCCAGTTCAGCACCACGGTTGATGCAGTAGGCGATGCTGCCCAGAAGCTTGGTCTGCACGCCATCCAGCATCTTCACCAGCGCCACATCATCAGCGCGGTTGCTGAACTGCAGGTAGGTGATCAGCTCACGCACCAGTTCATCATCTTCCACACTGTGGTGGATCCAGTCCAGGGCACGACCATAATCGCTCTGGAAGTTGTCGCTGTTGCAGTTGAGCAGAGCAAAGTTGGGCTTGCTGGCCCCGTTGAGGATCTCAGTCAGCTTACGATCAACGCCAGTAACCTTGGCCATGGTCTAGTGCTCCTTGCTTCTATGTGGCCACTATAGCAGGGGCCAGGGTATCTGTCAACCAAAAAAATCTGGGAATCTTATTTTTTCTTCTTGGGCGCAGCCTTGGCTTCAGCAACCACCTGCTCCCAGGTCTTGGTGAACTGGCCCTGCTCGTCCATGCTGTCCATCCACGACAGCACCATCCGGGCTTTATCGCATTTGTTGATCTTGGCCATGTTCACCACTCTCTGTCAGTGATGCCATAATAGCACGTTCAGACTTCTGGTCAACCAAAATCAGACAGGATCCAAAAAAATCTCAGCTGGGCAAGAGTATCCTAGCACTAGGGATCTTCACGAACCCCACGAGAATGGGGCTCTTGAAGCTAACCTGTTGATTTTGTTGGAACGCTAACCCATTGATGACATTGATAACCCACGCCAACCGCCCACAGGGCTGTAGCTGAGAATGGGCTGCTCATCCTGATAGATCACGCTCTCAAACCCAGCCCTGATAGCCTCAGCCTTGGCTTGTTTGAGGCTGGTGCCCTCATACTTGATCTGGTGAAAATTCAGCAGCAAGGTTTTGTAAATCATTGTGTGATCTCCATGTAAGAGCCCAATTTAGCATAAACTCAGGGGCGTGTCAACCCTTATTTTTGCCTGTTTTGGCAGTGTTGAGGCAGGGCTTGAGCAGAGCTATCAGCTCAACTTCCCTAGCATGGGCAGCAGCCTTTCCCCTAACTTTCTCAAGCACTTGCAGCTTCCAGCCCTCAGCACCCAGGGTGCGAATAGCCTCACACAGTGCCCAATCCTTGCCGTCGTTCAAGGCACGATTTACGTGCTTCATCCAGCGACGACGCACACTTTTGGTGGGGCTGAGATCACAAACCGTGAGCCCCACATAGCAGTCACCGTTGGGTGCGGTGGCCTTGTAGAGCACATGATTGCGGTCGCTGCGCTTCTTGCGGGTGGGCTTGTTCATGAGCCCATAGTAGCACATCTAGGGTGTGTGTCAAGCGTTTTGTGAAAAATTTCTCAGCATGATAAACTGCCAGTAATCCAGCATCTGCTCACTGTCCCATGTGCTCACATGGCGGATGAATTCACCGTAAACCAGTTTCACAGCAGCAAGATCCTGATGACTGGTGAGCAGAATCTGCATGCCAGGCCAGTTCTTTGTGTAGCCAAATATCCTGGGTTTGATAAACCAAAAATCACACAGGGTTTAGCACAGCCAGGTGTGCATCTGCACAATTTCCTGATTGGTGAGCATGTGAGTGTAGGCAGTCATGCCTGGTATCACCACTATGTGCCACTGCGCATGAGCAATGGCACAACTCCTGCATGTGTGCCATTGCTCTGTGCTCTAGTATGAGATCATCTAGATGTCCATGTCACTGAGGATAGCATGCAATCGATTTTCATCCGCAAAGGGCCAGCATGGTTTATTCATCTACAATATAAATCATTTTCCAAATAGGTTTAGCTGGCCAACTATTGCTAGTTGGCCAAACCCCGGGCTTTCCAGGTGTGTCTAACCAAATCTTTGACTTCCTGTGGGAGGGGCACATAGTCCAGCTCTTGGGCAGCCGCATCACCATGTGTCATTGCCCAGTCAAAAAATCTCAACACAGTCTGTGACTTGATGGGATTTTTGGGATCCAAGGGCACAAGCACAAATGTGGGACTCACAATTGGCCAACTTGTATTACCTGGCTGGTTGATGAGATCTGGAGCCATACCTGGAACATTCCAATTGGCATTACGGGCCGCCTGTCTGAAGTTCTCCGCAGATGCGGGGACAAAATTGCCGTCTTTGTTTTGCATCTGTGTGGTAACAAGATTTCCCATTTTGGCATATGCAAATTCCACATATCCAATGCTACCAGGAGCTTGTTTGATGCTGGCACTAACTCCGTCATTGCCCTTGGCACCACTACCAGTGGGCCACTTGACACTAGTTGCTGACCCCACTTTTTCTTGCCACTCCTTGCTTACATTATTAAGATACCTGGTGTAAACATAAGTTGTGCCACTGCCATCTGCTCTATAAATGGGGCTTATTAGTAGATTGGGCAGATTTATACCAGGATTGATAGCTTGGATTAAAGGGTCGTCCCAGCGTTTGATTTTACCCAAATAAATGTCTGCAACTATTGATCCAGTGAGTCTCAATTGATCGTTTTTGATGCCAGGCACGTTGATTGCCATGACTAAACTGCCGATCACTGTGGGAAACTGCAATAGATTGTTCTTGGTTAAATCTTCCTGCTTGAGAGGTGCATCACTTGCACCAAAATCCACAGTTCTATTTTTGATCTGATTCTGACCAGCACCTGACCCCATACTCTGATAGTTGAGATCTATACCTGATGGTTTTGCCAATATGCTCCATTTTTGATACAAAGGGTTGGGAAAAGTTGCTCCAGCCCCTACTATACTTTGAGCCTGTGCTGGCAAAGTGGCTATCACCAAGAGTCCAGCCAAAATCGTATTTTTCAATTTCATGATATCTCCACGTTAACATAATCTACTCAAGCCTAAATGAATATCAAATACACAGTCAAATTCCTTCTCTGGTTTCACAGAATTGTAACATATGAAACCAGTAAATATCCCACAAACTAATTGAGTGAACAAATGCCTCCATTAACTCTCTGGAAGGGACCAGCAACCAGGTCCAAGGATTTCAAATTTCTGGATCGTGTGGCCAGTGAATACATCAGAATTGGTGGCACGGAATTCTATATCCACAAATATCTGGGCCCGGCAGAAACCTATGGCTCCACTCCCAATCCCGAAGACAACGTTCTCACCATAGCTGATCTTGTGAACATGGAAATTCCCAATAGAAAATATGATGGTGATGTCTACAGTCTCAAGGGCCACTACATGGTGAGTGACACAGAATTTGACCTCAAACAGTTTGGCTTGTTTCTCAGCAGTGATACCACATTCATCACATTCCATCTCAACGACATGGTAAGTCAGTTGGGCAGGCGGCTCATGAGTGGTGATGTGATTGAGGTGCTGCACTGGAGAGACACCACCACACTGGACGGCAAACCCACCAACAAGTGGTATGCGGTGGATGAAGGCACCAAGCCAGCAGAAGGGTTTGGGCCCACCTGGTGGCCACATTTGTGGCGGGTCAAATGCCAGCCTCTCACCAACAGTCAGGAATATCAGGACATACTCAATCAGGAACTCACAGACAGAGGTGATGGCATTCCTGGGATGTTGGCAGACAGCATGGGCAAAATCCCCACAGTGGGTGATCTCAGCAGCACATATGACAAAGAACTGGAAATAAACGATGCTATTCTGGGCCTGGCAAAATCAGCAGTGCCATTTAGAAATTATCAGAGTCAGCATTTTTATGTGAGTCAAAAAGACCTGAACAAACGGCCTGATGTGTTCAGCAGTGATGGAATTCCACCCAACGACAGCAAACCAGTGCCCAGTGGCACAGTGTTCCCCTCAGATTATGCCACAGGTGACTATTTCCTGAGAGTGGATTATGTGCCACCTGTGTTGTTTGTTAGAGAAAAAAGCAAATGGGCCAAGGTGGAAACCAATTACAGAAGTGACTGGCTGCCAGCTGGTAAAGTGCTGGCCAGTTTCATCAACAACAAAGCAACCACCACCTACACAGATGGCACCACAGCACCAGAGAGGCAGAACCTTCGCACTGCTGTTGGTGCCAAATTGGATCCAGACATTGTGTGATCTTCTCAGTGATTGCTGACACACTGTTTAAATAACACATGGAATATTTTTTTGCAGGCCAACTGCGCAGTTACAGAATACAAATTATCAGAGCATTCAGCAACTTCAGTGTGAGTGTAGGCACAAATGATGATGGTACACCCCGTCTCAAGAGAGTGCCTTGTAGATATGGAGACTCCAGCAGAATTGCTGAAACCATCATAACTGGCAACAGTGAGAACAAAATGCCCACTGCACCTTTTATTAGTGTGTATGTGAACAATGTGGAATTGGCCCCTGAACGTAGAGCTGCACCCAGCCTGGTGAGCACTGTGAACGTGGCAGAACGCACTTATGATGAAGGTCAGCAAAAATATCTCAACACACAAGGCAACAGATACACTGTGCAAAGATACATGCCTGTGCCGTTTACCCTGCGTGTGAATGTGGATTTTTGGACCACCAATTTAAATCAAAAAGAGGAATTGTTTGAACAAACACAAGTGTTGTTTAATGGCATGGTGGACATACAAACCAGCAACAATCCCCTGGACTGGACCCTGTTCAGCACAATAGAACCTCAGGGCATCACCTGGACCAGCCGCAATTTACCCATAGGCACAGAAAATCCCATTGATGTCATGACGGTGGAATACAAGGTGCCTGTGTGGATCAACCCTCCCGCTCTGGTTACCTACAGCAAGATGATTGAACAGATTGTCACCAACATCAATGAGGGCACATACGATCCCACCACCATGGAATGGACAGAAACTGATCTGCTTACTAGAAACATCACCACACCTGACAATGCCAGAATCCATGTGAGTCTGGTAAGTGACGGCTTTTATGAACTGAG